TCAGGCCACGATAGTGGCACCAAGTCTCATACATCCGCTTAAGCTCTTCTCTGCATTGTTAGCCGCGACTGTCGGGCGGTTAATGATGGCAATCCCTACGCTCATGCTGCACCGCCAAAAATGAAGTAATTCGCCGCCGAGAAAATCAAAAGAACAATAATCACTCTAATGATGCGATTGCGACCAAACAGCCGGAAGTAGTTTTCCCAGGTCATAAATGACATAACCGCAATAAAGGTCAGAAAGCCGAAAATTACAGCTGCTGAGATAATTAACAAATGCATCATGCTGCACCGCCTTCAACGCGCTTAAACGAAATTACCCAAACCCAACCGTTGGCCTTCCAGCTTTCCTCGCCGTAGATGGATTCCCACAAGCGCTGGAATGCAACCTTGGCCGTTGCGAAATCACCCTTCGGAGTCAGGAATGTTCCCGGGTAATCAGGAAGCAAACTTCCTGCAGGCGGAACACCTTCGGCAGTGGCATCCTCTTCGCTGATAGCGTTCAGCCGTTCAACCCGCACGTCGGTGATTTCCAGCAGAATGCGGCTGGCCCAGCGCGGCATGTGGATTGACGGGCGCCAGCAGCAATGCAGTTCATCATCTGCATCGTAAAACTCTGGCGCAGGCACTCCATCAGCCTTGTAAACGCAGAATTCGGGCTTCTCAAACGGAGTGGGGTCTTTGCTATAACTATCCATTAGGTCGTAGTCGAACAGTGGCCCCTGAAACGTCTCGCGCACCCAAATGCGGTCGCCTGGCTTGCCAAATGCGCTGTTCAGATAGTTCCCTGCCGACAGTTCCCCGGCCAGTTCATTGCCAGCCAGCTCGCACCCAAGGTTTTTATCATGTACAGGGAATTTCACTGGGCGCCGCGTCTGCGTCTTCCGGCCGTCGAGAATGGCCCGCACCATCTCAGCGTTAAAAATCATCCCGCGCTCAGTCATTCCAGGCCTCCAGTTCGTTCTCGATCTCTTCGTCGATTTCGTCGTTGGTAGCGTCTTCGTCCAGATAGTCCCGCGCTTCTTTCAGGTACTGTTCATGGCGCTCCCGGTACCAGGCCGAAAACTCTGGAGTCCAGCCGTTCGGCTCACCGTCATAGTCAACCTTGGCGTTACGTTCAGCCATGCTCTCGACCATGCTGTAGGCGGTGGTAAGCGCCGCTTCGCGGATATACCCACGAAGGTCACGCTTGCGCCAGTACGGATTGCGCTTTGAGTCGCAGAATGGTTTAAATTCAACTTCCCAGCGGCGGATGCAACGTGCGTTCAGTGATTTACTCATGCTGCCCACCATTCAATAAACATGCAGATACCAACGGTTACTACGGCAATCAGCACCCAGCAGATCACATCTAACAGGGCGGCGAACCGACGCAGGGTGTATTTGCTGTAATTCTCAGGTTCAAAATTCATTGCGCCTCCCCAAGTACCCAACGAAGTGCGCTTGCATACTCACCCTCGGCTGATTCCAGGGCTTTGATGATTTCTTTGCGGGTTTTCAGGCGCGGCTTTGCCTCGCCGAGGATCTGACGCTGACGCCGGGCTTTTTCATGGCCGGTTGTGCCAGCAGTTGCCGCTTCGATTTCAGAGACCTTCTCCCGCTGCTCTTCAGGTTTAAGCGATGCCAGCTGACGCGCCTGGGTAACGGTGACTGTGCCAGCCTCCACCGCTTCCCTGACGGCCTGAGTAGCATCGAGGAGGGAAAGCGTTGCTCGAACGGTCTGAACGCTGCAGCCAAACAACACCGCAATGTCGTCCTCATCGAGCCCACGGTCGAGCGCGTCTGACATTTTTTTAGCCCGGCCAAGCGGCGTATCGGGTCGGCGAATTTCGTTTTCGCTTACCATGTATTTAGCCATCTGATTTGCTGATCCACGCTTAACGACCCCAGGAACAAGCAGTGGGTCTTTGCCTTCTTTCAGACGGAGTTTATTTGCCTCCAGGGTATGTTTAACGCGCTGACGGCCAACAACTACGCAGGTGAGCCCTGTTTCAGGGTCTTTCCAGACAATAATCGGCTCCAGTACACCCAGCTCCGCAATGTTCAGAACCATCCCTTCGTCGATAGGAAGGTGGACCCGTTCATCGTAAAGCGGGTGAGTTTTATCGGTAACCAAATGCAGGCTTTCAGGTTCGAACGTTAAAACATTCGTTTTGCCGCTGGCGCCGTATACAACCTTTGAGTCTTTTGCCATCAGAGAGCCTCCACGTTACGGAAGCTGGTGGGGCAAATTGCTTTCAAGTCGCGCATTGCTTCGAGGACATGTAGATTTGTGCGCTTCTTGGTGTGTCGCTCGGTCAGACGATCACACTCTTTCGCCCAGGATTTGACCTCTGCGAGAAGGGCGTCACGTTCGGTGCGCGTCTGGCGCAGAGCTACATTCGAAACATCGAGGACGGTAGCCAGTTCCTTGATGATTGCTGCCTGTTCTGGTGGCATAGTTTTGGCTATTTCGTACGCCTGTTTAATCAGTTGATTTGCTGTCTTAGCCATCTTTTGTTCTCCATCTGACGCGCTGCAACGCGTAAATTTAGGGTGCAGCAACCCAACCCATGAGAGTGGGTGAATAGCTGGTTAAAATTTCTTGCTGATGGGGGACCGCCACTGCAATGGCGGTACGTTAGTTCTCCACACAACGGAAAGAGCACTGAAGCACTGGAAACTCACTTGACTAACACAGTGCTTTTTCCTGTTGTGTGCCGGGCTTCCACCGGCTCCCATCTGTTTTTAAAGCCACTCAGATATCGTCTGGGCTGCGCCGTCTACTTCCGGCTGTCACTGCCGTCGATAGTGCTGGCAGCTCACTGACCTGATAACTCCCAGGATCAACTGGAGTGGTTGTTATCGCTACCAAAGCGCCACTGTCCAGGACATTTAAAAGGACCGTCTCCAAGTGGTAACTCTTCCAGTCCCGCTAAACACTCGTGTAAATGCTTAACGTGAATGGCTGATATCCTCGTCTCTTCCGAGGTGTCACACCTTTTCGCCGCGCTGGTGGGGCGCACGTCGTGCCTGAAACACTTAGCTTGCACATTCCGGTTGTTCTGAGAGGCATGGATAAAGGGACTCTCAGGCCGCTGCGGCACATGTGCCATATGCCGTAATGCTCACTACCACACCAGAGTATGTAACTACGGGTACTCGTGATGTGATTTAAATGTACCTTTAGTTACCAGCATGGTCAAGAGAGCTATGTACTTTTTGTTACCTGTGGATTGAAAAAAAAGCCAGAAGGAGATCTGGCTTTAGAAATGAGTAACTTAAATGTTTTGGGTAATCTGAACCACTTTACCAACAATCCGGCAATTACCATCTATCGGGATGGGTTTAAAGGCAGGGTTAAGTGGCATCAAGTATGCGAAAGGGCTATCCCATACCAACTTTTTAACGGTAGCTTCAGCAGAGCCGTCGAGTATAGCCACTACAATTTTTCCGTAAAGGTCATCCAGTTGGCCATAGTGCGGTTCAACAATAACGATCGATCCTTCTGGGATGGATGGCAGACCATGAGGATTAGTCATAGACTCCCCGCGAACTACCAGTCCGAATGCTTCATTAGAAACGTTTGCAGTGGTTTGCGTCCATGAAATCACATCAGAAAGCCTTGAGCATGCATAAGTATCAGTCCACATCCCAGCTTGAACAGCGGAGATAATAGGAACTGCCGTGGGTGGCTTAAGGAACGGAATAACTTTTGTATCATCCGGCGTTTCCTCACCTCGACCGTAAAGAATCCATTCTGGAGTTGTCTGCAGCGCCACCGCCAGCTGATGGAGATTCTCACCATCAGGTTTAGTAGTGCCGCTCTCCCATTTTGTTACGGAAACACGGCTTACCCCTAAGCGTTTAGCCAGGGTCTGCTGTGTTATGTCGAGCTGGACTCGACGGGATCTTATTCGGTCTTTCATCTCTGTTTTCATGTAACCAATGTTACATGGATTCCTTGTAACTGTTGTTTGCTATTTAACGTACCTTTTGTTACCTTTAAGGCGTAAGTTAACCAGGAGGAACCATGCGTAAATCAGAAGTTATCGAACACTTCGGAGGCGTATCAAAAACCGCAAGTGTTCTTGGTATTTCCCACCCGGCAGTTTGCCGATGGGGTGAAGTCATCCCTCAAAAACAAGCATTCGTCATCGAACGAATTACGAAAGGCAAGCTGAAGTACGACGCTAGCCTTTACCAAAAGGCTACAGATTCAGCTGCTTGAAAGTAACTACAAAAGGAAAATCAATATGGTAGAGCCAAACCTCAAAGAAGCCGTCAAAGCGATGTGCAAAGCATATCCAGGTGGGCGCGAAGCAATGGCTGGCGCACTGGGAATGACGGTGACGCAGTTTAACAACAACCTTTACGAGAAAAACGGCTGTCGTTTCTTCGAAGTCAGCGAGCTGGAAGCGATGGAAGACATTTCCAACACGTCGTTACTGGCTGATTACTTCGCTCGCCGTCGTGGTGCTTTGCTGGTGGATGTTCCGCACCTGGAAGAGCTGGATCGCGTGGACTTGTTCAGCCGGGCAATGCGTACCTCTGCCGCCAGGGGACAGGTTGATCAGATTATCGAACAGGCGCTTGAAGATGGCGTTATTGAAAGGCATGAGGCCGAAGAAATCATGGTCCACCACCGCCGCCATCTGGCAGCTCGTGAAGAAGAGATTGCCGCAATCATCACGCTTTTTTCACGCAAAAAGAAGTGACGCCAGCGAGTTGCAGCTCCTGGCGTCGTGGCGTGTCGTTATCAGTGGAGATTACTAACGCATGAACAGTTTATCAACACAATACCGCAGGTCGCAACTTGTAGCGCGGCCAGTACCTGGTGGAGCAGGACCGGTGCAGTTCGTGTATGGGGTAAGAGTACCTGGCGGGTTCGAGCCTGTCTGCTACCAGTTTGCTCAATGGGCGGTAGATGACTTTAGAAGTCAGGCGGAAAGCGTATGCGAGAACTTAACCGATGGTTCAGAGATCACTACGGCGTCCCGGTCAGGGTCATACGCTGGGAGCCCCAAACACAGCGCGTTATATACCTGCGTGAAGGGTACGAGCATGAATGCTTTAGCCCCCTCTAGCAGTTCAGACGTAAATTCAGAGAAATAAAGGACGATCATGAGCACTAAATTAACAGGATACGTCTGGGATGCTTGTGCATCTTCGGGGATGAAGCTATCCAGCGTGGCAATCATGGCGCGCCTGGCTGACTTCAGCAACGATGAGGGTGTTTGCTGGCCTTCTATTGCGACCATATCCCGTCAGATTGGCGCTGGTGAAAGTACTGTCAGAACGGCGATAGCTGCACTTGAGAAAGAGGGGTGGCTCACTCGCACACAGCGCCGCAACGGCAACCGTAATGCATCGAACGTCTACCAGCTCAACGTTTCCAAACTACAGAAAGCGGCATTTTCTCACCTGTCAGTTTCTGACACATCAAAATCTGACACGTCAAAATCTGATGCGTCAAAATCTGATGCGTCAAAAATTGACCCCTCAAAATTTGAGGCGTCGGAATCCATCAAAAAAACCAGTTTTGACCCGTCAGAATCTGGTGGGGATCCGTCAGTAAAATCAACTACTGATCCATCAGATATAAATCCTTCTTGTCCGGACGCTTCGCAACCGGACGAACAGGGCTCTGCTGATGAATTTCTGTCACGACATCCTGACGCGGTGGTGTACAGCGCTGCAAAGCGGCAGTGGGGAAGTCAGGACGATTTAACCTGCGCCGAGTTCATTTGGGGGAAAATTATCAGCATGTACGAACTGGCCGCTGAAAGTGATGGTGAGGTAGTTCGGCCTAAAGAACCAAACTGGACCGCATGGGCGAATGAGGTGCGCCTGATGGTGATGCAGGACGGGCGAACCCATAAACAAATTTGCTCGCTTTTCAAGCGCGCCAACAAAGATTCGTTCTGGTGTAAAAACGTACTCAGCCCGTCGAAGCTTCGGGAAAAATGGGATGAGCTGTCGTTAAAACTATCTGCTCCACTCAATAGCTCCCGCCAGGAGTCGTCCATTTCGCGAGCCAGCTTCGATGGGGTTGATTACTCATTGCCAGAAAACTCGGGGTTCCGCACATGAGCAAGCCATTTCTCAAATGGGCTGGTGGAAAGTATACCCAGCTGGCTGACCTGTTCGTGCATATCCCGGCAGGGAAACGCCTGATAGAGCCATTCGTTGGTGGTGGGTCGGTATTCCTGAACAGCGAAAAGCACGCAGATTACCTGCTGGCGGACGTTAACCCGGACCTGATTAATCTGTATCAGATGTTAGCGGTGGTGCCGGATGAAGTGGAATTAAAGGCCCGCTGGATGTTTGAGCACATGCGGTCACCAGATGGCTATGAGCTGATCCGTTCCGAGTTCAACGCTCAGACGCTGGATGCTACAGAACGCGCAGCTGCATTCCTGTATCTCAACCGGCATTGCTTCAATGGCCTGATGCGCTACAACCAGGCGAACAAGTTCAATGTGGGCTGGGGAGGCTACAAGGCTCCGTATTACCCGATGGATGAGATGAAAGCCTTCGCGGCTATGGCGCATAACTGCGTATTCATGACCGCTGACTATCGCCGGACAATCAGCCTGGCCGGGAAAGGGGATGTTGTTTACTGCGATCCGCCTTACGAACCGATGCCGGGAACAGCCGGATTCACCGCCTACGCCGCTGGTGGTTTTAACTGGGAGAACCAGGTAGACCTGGCGAAGCAATGTGTATCAGCCTGTCACCGTGGGGCTCGGGTAGTAATTTCTAACTCATCTGCACCGAAGGTTCTCGACCTGTACCGGGAGCATGGTTTTAACCTGCAATTCATCAACGCGCGCCGTTCGATCTCCTGCAAAAGCAGTACGCGGGAAGTTGCAAAAGACGTTGTAGCGATCCTTTAAGGGGGCTAAATGAAACTGACTTTACCATTTCCACCGAGCGTAAATAGTTACTGGCGCGCCCCTAGCAAGGGACCGCTGAAAGGCAGGCATCTGGTAAGCGAGACAGGGCGCAAATTCCAGCAGGCAGCGAGAGCGGCGATTATTGAGCAATTGCGGGCCGTTCCCCGGCCATCCTCTGATCTGGCCGAGGTTCACATAGTGTTGTATCCGCCGGATCAGCGCCGTCGGGATATCGATAACTACAACAAAGCACTGTTCGATGCCCTGACCCTAACCGGCGTCTGGGAGGATGACAGTCAGGTTAAGCGCATGCTGGTGGAGTGGGGGAACATCGTGAAGAAAGGGAAAGTAGAAATCACCATCCGACGTTTTCGTGCAGTTGCCTGACGTGGAGATGATATGAGAGCACTACTAACCCCTGAGATTGCCCCACGCATGGGCGTTGTTCTTCTTCGCCCAGGTGCTGATCTCATGCCGATGTTCAGGAGAGGGCGGGTACTGATTGAGCCTGCACCGGAAAAATACAGCGACTACGCAACTGGCGCTATCCCTCCCGCCACGCAGCCACTGGCAGAAGACCCGGTATTGAAGCCAGTCTTCGAAAACAAAGACGTCATTCTGCGCGCGGGTGGTATCAGCTCGCTGGAGGCCGAGCTGGAGCGTCGTTTTGAATGCCAGTATCCCCACGGTTCGTGGCACAGCGAAAATTTTACGCTGTTCCGGCATGAGCCTGGCAGCATCCGCCTTTGCTGGGCCTGCGATAACCTGGTGCGTGATCAGTACACAGAGACGCTGGCAGGCATTGCGCGTGAGAACCTGGTATCCTGGCTGATAACGGTCATCCGCTCACAGCTGGGGTTCAACGAAGACCATCAACTGACGATCCCAGAGTTGTGCTGGTGGCTGGTGATAAACAATCTGGCGCACGTAATCCCTGAATCGCTGGCCCGGAAAGCCCTGCGATTGCCGGAAATAAAGCATCAACCAGTGATGAAGGAGAGCGATATTGTGCCGGAGCCAGCGGCGAGCGAAGTGGTGCAGAAAAAGATTCTCGGTCTTCGCGTAGATCCTGAAACGCCGGAATCATTCATGCTGCGACCAAAGCGCCGCCGCTGGGTAAACGAGAACTGGACGCGCTGGGTTAAGTCTCAGCAGTGTGTCTGCTGTCACAAACAAGCAGATGATCCCCATCACCTGATAGGCCACGGACAAGGTGGAATGGGAACAAAAGCGCATGACCTGTTTGTGTTGCCGCTTTGCAGAGCGCATCACGACGAGTTGCACGCTGACACCGTGGCATTTGAGGAGAAGCACGGCTCACAGCTGGAGCTGCTGTTTCGATTTCTGGATCGTTCGCTGGCAATTGGCGTGCTGGCTTAATTCAGTGGAGATGAGTTAATGCGTGATATGTATGAAGTTTTAGACCGGTGGGGCGCATGGGCCGCAGCTGATAGTAGTGGCGTTGACTGGCAACCTATTGCAGCCGGGTTTAAAGGTCTGTTGCCACGAGGTAAAAAGTCGCGCCTGCAATGTGATGATGATGAGGGAATCTTAATTGATGGTTGTGTGGCGCGATTACGGAAGTATAAACCGGAGGAGTATGAGTTAATTATTGCTCATTTTGTTATTGGTATCTCATTAAGAAGCATCGCGAAGAAACGGAAGTGTTCTGATGGGACCATCAGGAAGGAATTGCAGACTGCGATGGGGTTTGTAGATGGTTGCATTTCGATGTTAGATTTTTAAATACTAAACTCCATGAAAGCCAGTTGAAAGATTGGCTTTCTAACGAGAAATGCTTTTTCCTAGGTCGCTTAATACTAACTCCAGCCCACTAATATTGCCCGGCAAGGGCCAGTGTGAAAGCAATTCACCAGAGTCTAACTGGCTTGCTAGCCAGTATACAAACAGTATGCATGGTTGAGTGAATAGAGGATTGTACTCAACTCTATTTATTATCCGTATCGGAATGTATTTTTTCTCACTGAGTAGCACGTGGATTTTATTTGGCAGATTGTCGTCAATGTGCTCTTTAAAGGTATCAATGACGGAGAAGTTAACATGTAAATCTTCATCAATGTATTGCTTGCCAATTTTTTCTGAGTAATAACCTGAAAGGAATTCTAAAAGCTTGTTTCTTTCCTTGCTATTATCGGCCAAAATTTCCATTGTTTTGCAAAAAAGATCATCTGTTGTCTCCATTAAGGCCATGCTACGAGCTATCTGTCTTTCAGCCGATTTAGGTACATCACCAGAAGGTTTGTAGATGCTGTCATGAACTAATTCAGCATAGGCGTGTTGAAGCAAGGTTCTAACTTGAACCTCACAACACATTTCCGGCGTTATACTCTCACCACGGTAGTCGAATTGAGTTATCGGTCTTACTTCGTAATGCCGAGATTGATAGTCAAAAATTTTGGGGTTAACATCAATTTCTGATAAATAGTCTTTAGAAACAGTCGCATGCCATTTATCGCAGTTCTCGATTATGTCACTGATAGTTCTGATTTCAACAGAGAGCAAGACTACAAAACGCACACCAATCAAATCAGTCATTTGCACAATTGGATTATCATAGCCTTTTCGGCTGACCTTTCCTAATGCTGAGGCGATAGTTTTTAGCCTTGGTTCTGAGCGGATCTTTAGAAAGAGTTTGGCCTTGTCATCCCCTAAGGAGTTGCGAAGTGCGTTGCAAATTTCTTCAGACACAAACTGCCCCCAAGCTGCGTAAGCATCCTGGTGTGCCTGTAAAAACTCGCGGAACTCATTGATATCCATTATTGTTGACTTTTAAGCCGCCCTTTTATTTTCAAAATCGTTGATTCATTATCATCCGATGGGATAATTTCTACAAGATTTTTTAATTGATCTGGTGGCACGGAAACCCATACATCATTAGAGAATACGAGCTTGCTTCTTATTTTTAACTTGGATTCAATATAGCCGTTGTCTTTAGTCACTGCCGCTGCAGGGAAGCTTTTGTTCTTCATAAATTCCAAATACTCACTCTGCATTTCTTCAGGGAGATTTGTTTCAGCGAAATCCGCAGTACTTAATGTGGTCTTTCTAGAGCGCATTTCGCTTCTTAAAGCCTCATGTAGCGCAAGCTTACTGCTTTCCTCTATTTGTGCAGTATTGATGAAGTCCCTGGTACTCTCAAAAAAATCCTGAGTAAGTTTTTTTGATGACTTGCTGATATCCATATCCAAGAATCGGGAGTAAAAATACCCAGCGGCGTTTTTTGTTTCAGTCGATGTCATTAAATGGTCGAACAAAAAAGCACGATAAGATGAGCTGTTATAATTACCATAGCTATCAGGAGGTAAAGCAATAGTTTGAACTATAAAGCCAATCTTATAAAAACGTTGCGCAGGCGTTAAAAGAAGTTCTGCAATAAACTCCATTGTCACCTGATCATCATTTTCCACAGTTCTAAAACCATTCTGAGTTTCAGCTTTTATTACCGCAAGGAATGGAAGTGAATCATTTCCAACACGGCCCGACAATACAGCTAATATCCCACCAGGAGCCGAACTATTGTATTGTGCCTCGCTAAGTTTACTTGCAAGCCGTTCGGTAACCTTGATGAAATGATCTGTATCATTAGAAAACGTTGAAGCCGACAAATTTAAAAAACAATCATCACCAACACCACCAATAGACATTTCAATTCCATGAGATTTACTTGCCAAAGCTTCAGTAATCCTCACCTGAAAAGCATCTAATGCATCTTGTTTGAATGCCATTAAAGACTTGCTGGTTTTTGGGGGAGTTAATGATTTATCAGCACTTTTAGGAAAAACCCTGTGTGCGATAATTCTCTCTATAAGAAGCCCCTCAAAGCTAAAGTCTACACTCGCCATCGCCTTATCCTTGCTTGTTAGCATGTTATTCATTGCAGCATACGAAATCTCTAACGCGTACGCAAAAACTATCGTAATCTGTTAGGAGTGGTCACTTCGACACACAGCCTAATCATCAAAACTTCGCTTCGGCGGGGTTTTTTCATTTTGGGTCCAGGCTAAAACCTTCAGATTACCCCTTAAATCAAAGAGCCTGTGGCCTGTTCCTATTCTCTATACACAGCACCCCGTTAACCCGGAGGTGGAGACTATGAAAATGCCTGACAAAATCTTTTCGGCGGCCTCGTACTGCACGTCAGGCGGCCTTATCTGTACAGGTCTGGCACAAACCTATGACTGGTTTCACGGACTGGACTGGAATTTCATTGCGCTGGCAAGCGGCGTAATAATTGGCGCCGCGACTTATTTCACCAATCTCTACTTCAAACGCCGCTGGACGAAGATGTACCAGCAGTCCCTCGATCGCGGTTATGGTGGCCCGCCACCGCAGGATGAATAGCTATGGCCAATCTGAAAACGAAACTCAGTGCGGCCATGCTGGCGCTAATCGCCGCTGGTGCTTCAGCGCCAGTGCTGTTTGATCAGTTCATCAGCGAGAAAGAAGGTAATGCGCTGGTGGCTGTTGTTGATCCTGGTGGTGTGTGGTCATTGTGCCACGGTGTAACGGTCATCAACGGCAAGCCCGTCATTAAGGGGCAAAGAGCAACTGAGGCGCAGTGTAAGCAGGTAAATGCAATCGAGCGGGACAAGGCGCTGGCGTGGGTAGACCGGAATATCAAGGTTCCTCTGACGGCACCGCAAAAAGTCGGTATCGCGTCATTCTGTCCCTACAACATCGGACCTGGTAAATGCTACCCCTCTACGTTCTACAAACGAATCAATGCCGGTGACCGCAAAGGCGCGTGTGAAGCGATCCGTTGGTGGATTAAAGACGGTGGCCGCGATTGCCGGCTGACCAAAGGCCAGAAGAATGGCTGTTACGGTCAGGTTGAGCGGCGTGACCAGGAAAGCGCATTGACGTGCTGGGGGTTGGACCAATGAGCCGCTTAACCGCCATTATCAGTGCGGTGGTTATCCTGCTGCTTTCCTGCATTTTCTCATGGCGTTCTGGCTGGAATTCTCACGCTGACCATATCAACGCCCTGGCGGCGAAGAAAAAAGAGAAGGCCGAAAAGGTTATCCAGCCTGTAGAGCAAAAGGCCGCTGCCGCCTCAGAAGAGGGCAAGGTCATCTACAAAACCATAACCCGCGACGTGGTGAAATATGTCCAGTCTCCGAATCGTACTGTGTGCAGGTTTGACGATGATGCTGTGCAGCTGCGCCAACGGGCCATCGACGCTGCCAACTCCATCCCCGGATTTGATGAACCCGCCGTGCAAAGCAAGTGACGCAGGGAAGGATACCGACGAAGACCTGCAGTCAGATGTCGAAACAGCTCAATGTCTGCGCCAACTGCGGTTAGATAAATACCGTTGGCAGGCCTACTACCGTGCAGTGAGTCAGTAGCGGGGCTACATTGCCGTTCCTGCATGGCGAGGTCGGCGTGATAAAAAACCCCGAAGAGGATATCCAAAAGTAAACGGGGCGCTGAATGAACAGCTAATGACTAAACAATACATCGTGTATCTAAATATGTTTAATCATTTCGCAACCCGGACCATATTGCGGAGGAGTACACCTGTGTTTTGGCGTAGGACTGCTATCGGCGCTGGGGAAGTGCAACCGGGATAAGGCCGATATCAGGCAAGCAGAGAAACAGCGAGCCTCGCAATAGCGGGGCTTTTTTATTGGAGGCCATATGCGCCTGACAGTTCTCGACGACGATCCGGGTGAACGCATCGAACCCGGTCGCGAGCGTATCACGGTATACCTTGATGGTGTTGAGGTGAAGCACGTCTTCTCGGCTGATAGCGATAAAGGCGAAGTGATTGCCGCCGTGCTTGATAGCCGGGGTTACCTCACTGCTGAGAACGGCGAGGTTAAGCGCGAGACTCTGTTCGGTCACGTGAGGATAGAGCGATGCCCGCGCTGATACCCCGCGCTTGCCGCAAGCGTGGATGCCCTGGCACCACCACTGACCGTTCGGGATATTGCGAGAAGCATCGCAATGAGGGATGGCAGCAGCACCAGCAGGGCAAGAGCAGGCATGAGCGCGGCTATGGTAGCCAATGGGATATCAGACGTGCGCGCATCCTAAAGCGTGACAATCATCTGTGTCAGAACTGTTTGCGCAACGGTCGTGCGGTAGCAGCTAAGACCGTGGACCATATCAAGGCTAAGGCTCATGGGGGTACCGATGATGATTCAAATCTTGAAAGCCTGTGCTGGCCCTGTCACAGAACGAAAACCGGCCGTGAGCGCTTCAAATGATATCAATTCCCATTTGGATGGCGACAGGGAGGGGGCGGGTCAAATCCCTGACGGCAAAGGCCCAAAGGACCGCCGCCTCAATCAATTTTTTATACCCGCGAAAAATGAAATTTAACCAGGAGTAACGCTTATGGCTGGAACGGCGGGGCGTTCCGGGCGTAGACCAAAGCCAACGGCGCGCAAGGAGCTGGCCGGAAACCCCGGCAAGCGAGCCCTGAATAAAGAAGAACCAGTATTCACCCCCATCAATGGCGTAGCACCTCCGGACTGGTTTGCAGAAGAGGAACTCCCGTTAGCATCCATCATGTGGGAGCTGACGACCAAAGAATTATGCGGACAGGGCTTGCTCTGCGTGACCGATCTTGCAGTACTGGAGCGCTGGTGCGTTGCCTATGAGTTCTGGCGCAGGGCGGTAAAAAATATAGCTGTTGATGGTTTATCCATCACTGGCGCAATGGGCGGGAAAATTAAAAACCCTGAACTTACGGCTAAAAAAGAACAGGAATCGGAAATGAGTTCTACCGGTTCAATGTTGGGGCTGGACCCCAGCAGCCGACAGCGCCTGGTCGGTCTGGCCGGGAAGAAAAAGAACGAAAACCCATTCCTGAAGATGATCACGCCATGAGCCGAAAAGCCTATCCAAACGTTAACGCTGCAAATCAGTACGCAAGGCATGTTGTCGCCGGAAAGATTCCGGCATGCCAGTATGTCATTGATGCCTGCCAGCGACATATCGACGATTTGTCAAAATCGCAGGGAAAGAAATTTCGATACTGCTTTGATAAAGACCTTGCTGAGCGTGCCGCACGGTTTATTCAACTTCTCCCGCACACCAAAGGTGAATGGGCATTTAAAAGGATGCCTATTACCCTTGAACCCTGGCAATTATTTATTATTTGCTGCGCTTTTGGATGGGTGCATAAAGGCAGCAGGCTGCGCCGATTCAGAGAGGTCTATACAGAAATCCCCAGGAAAAACGGGAAGTCAGCGATAAGCGCCGGTGTGGCGCTTTTTTGTTTCACCTGTGATGGTGAATTTGGTGCGGAGGTGTATTCCGGTGCAACCACTGAAAAGCAGGCATGGGAAGTATTTCGACCTGCGCGGCTGATGTGCAAACGCACGCCACTACTCGTTGAAGCCTTTGGAATAGAGGTTAACGCCAAGAACCTTAGCCGTCCTGAAGATGGCGCCAGATTTGAACCGCTGATCGGTAATCCTGGTGACGGGCAGTCACCGCATTGCGCTATTGTTGATGAATATCACGAGCACGAAAGCGATGCGCTGTATACCACAATGATCACCGGCATGGGGGCCCGCAGACAGCCGATTATGTGGGCTATAACCACTGCTGGTTATAACATTGAGGGGCCTTGCTACGATAAGCGTCGTGAAGTTATCGAAATGCTGAACGGAACCGTGCCGAATGATGAGCTTTTTGGCGTCATTTACACCGTTGATGAGGGTGATGACTGGACTGATCCCGCTGTTCTTCACAAAGCCAATCCCAATATGGGGGTGTCGGTTTACTCGGATTTCCTCTTAAGCCAGCAAAGTAGGGCCAAAAATAATCCCCGCATGGCCGGGATATTCAAAACGAAACACCTGAATATCTGGGTCGCCGCACGTGCTGCTTATTTCAACCTGTTAAGCTGGCGAAAATGTGAGGATGAGACGCTCACCATTGAGCAGTTTGAAGGACAGCCCTGCATTCTGTCTTTTGACCTTGCGCGCAAGCTGGATATGAACTCTAAGGTTCGGCTATTTACCCGTGAAATAGATGGGAAGCGGCATTATTACTGTATATCTCCGCGCTTCTATGTTCCGTATGACACCGTATACAGCAACGATGTTGACGATCACCGCACCGCTGAGCGTTACCGTAAATGGGTTGAAGCAGGATATATCACCGTGACTGATGGTGCGGAAATTGATTACCGAGTAATACTTGAAGATGCCAAGCGTGATAATCAGCAAACTCCGGTTGAACAAAGCCCAATTGACCCACACGGTGCAACAAACCTTTCTCATCAGCTTGCTGATGAACAGCTCAACCCTATAACCATTATCCAGAACTACACCAACATGTCTGACCCGATGAAAGAGCTTGAGGCCGCTGTAGAGTCCGGTCGATTTCATCATGACGGTAATCCGATAATGACCTGGTGTATTTCAAACGTGGTGGGTAAGCACCTGCCTGGAAATGATGATGTTGTTCGGCCAATTAAAGAGCAAAACGAAAATAAAATAGATGGGGCTGTTGCTCTGATTATGGCGATTGGACGGGCAATGTTATTTGAAAAGGAAGAAACCCTTTCAAATCATCTCGAAAGCTATGGCGTGCGCTCACTTTAAGAGGCAATTATGATCCTGATGATACTCGCGCCACTTGTTGGTGTGCTGGGGGCTATTCTGCTCTCATTCGGTGCCTGGGTTATTTACCCCCCTGCTGGCTACATTACTGGCGGTATTCTGTGCCTGCTCTGGTCATGGCTTGTATCCCGCTCCCTTTCCGGTAACTGGAAAATTGAATCCGGGGAGGGTGGCTAATGTTTTTCCCCGGAATGTTTACGAAAAGCACCGCATCGGTCACGACGCCAGCGGAACTGGCGGAAGCTGTAGGGATGACTTACGACACCTACACTGGAAAGCGCGTTAGCAGCCAGAAAGCGATGCGACTTACAGCAGTCTTTGGTTGCATAAGAGTTCTGGCTGAGTCTATGGGGATGCTTCCCTGCAACCTGTACAAAATCACTGGTAACAGCAAGCAAAAAGCGACCTCTGAAAGGCTGCATAAATTACTGACCATGAAGCCAAATGACTATATGACCCCCCAGGAGTTCTGGGAGCTGGTCATTGTGTGTCTTTGCCTGCGCGGTAATTTTTATGCCTACAAGGTCAAAGCGCTGGGTGAAGTGGTCGAGCTTTTACCCATTGATCCGGGCTGCGTTGACCCTAAGCTTAACAGTCAGTGGCAACCGGTATATCAGGTCACGTTCCCTGATGGTTCTACGGATGTGCTGGGTCAGGATGATATCTGGCACGTCAGGACGTTGACCTTTGACGGGCTGGTGGGCCTGAACCCAATCGCATACGCAAGGGAGGCCATTTCTTTGGGTATGGCGACAGAAGAACACGGCGCCCGATTGTTCGCAAATGGTGCGGTCACTTCTGGCGTTCTCCGTACTGAGCAAACGCTGACTGATGCAGCCTATGAACGGCTGAGAAAAGATTTTGAGGATCGCCACCTTGGGCTCAGCAATGCGCATCGTCCGATGATTCTTGAAATGGGCCTTGACTGGAAGTCGATGGGACTCAACGCCGAAGACAGCCAGTTTCTTGAGACCAGAAAATTTCAGCTGGAGGAAGTCTGCCGCCTGTACAGGGTGCCGATGCATATGGTGCAGAACACTGACCGCGCCACCTTCAACAATATTGAAAACCTTGGCATTGGCTTCATCAACTATTCACTCGTTCCGTACATGACCCGTATTGAGCAGCGAATCAACGTGGGGCTGGTGAAGGAATCGAAGCAGGGCACCTATTATGCCAAGTTTAATGCCGGTGCTTTGCTGCGTGGGGATATGAAATCGAGATTTGAATCGTATTCAACCGGTATTAACTGGGGTATTTACTCACCAAATGACTGCCGTGAACTGGAAGATATGAACCCGCGCTCTGGCGGTGACGTTTATCTGACGCCGATGAATATGACGACCAAGCCGTCTGACAGCAATAAGAGCAAAACAACCGAGGAACAACATGATGCCGATGACTAAACAGCGGCTGGATATTCCGCTGAAGCTAAAGTCTGTCAGCGACAGCGGGGAATTTGAAGGCTATGGCTCTGTGTTTGGCGTTAAGGACAGTTACGACGATGTAGTTGTTCCCGGCGCTTTCAGTAAATCGCTTCAGTCATGGCGGGAGAAAAACGCGCTGCCAGCTATGCTCTGGCAGCATCAGATGGATGAACCTATCGGTGTTTATACCGAAATGAAAGAGGATGACGTCGGCTTATATGTCAAAGGCCGGTTACTCATTGATGATGATCCTCTTTCAAAGCGAGCGCATGCCCACATGAAGGCCGGTTCTTTAACCGGCCTTTCTATTGGTTACATGCTCAAAGACTGGGAATACGACCGCGAGAAAGGCGTGTTTCTCCTCAAGGAGATCGACCTTTGGGAGGTCAGCCCCGTAACGTTTCCGTCGAATGACGAGGCGCGGGTCAGCGATGTTAAAAGCGCGTTTGCCCGTGGCGAAACACCATCCCAGAAAAGTATTGAACGGGTCCTGCGCGATGTTGGGCTCTCCCGCACCCAGGCCAAAGCATTCATGGCCGGGGGCTATGGCAACCTCTCTCAGCGTGACGCTGATGGTGTGGATGCCGCACTGGATGCACTGAAAAACATCAAATTTTAATCAGGAGTTGAATTATGGCAGTCGAAATTAAAGACGTTGAGCAGGTCGCGCAGGATTTGCAGCAAAAATTCGATGATTTTAAAGCGAAAAATGATAAGCGCATTGACGCTATCGAAGCTGAAAAAGGCAAGCTGGCCGGAGAAGTTGAAACACTTAACGGCAAGCTGACCGAGCTGGATCAGCTTAAAACCGCGCTGGAGGATGAGCTTAAACAGGTTAAACGTCCAGCTGGTGGCACTCAAAGCAAGGCCGCAACCGAGCACAAAACCGCTTTCATCGACTTTATGCGCAAGGGTAAGGATGACGGACTGCGTGATTTGGAGCGTAAAGCCCTGCAGGTTGGCGTAGATGAAGACGGCGGATATGCTGTCCCGGAAGAGCTGGACCGCACCATTCTTAATCTTCTGAAAGATGAAGTAGTGATGCGCCAGGAGGCCACAACTATCACTGTTGGCGGTGCCAACTATAAAAAGCTGGTTAACCTTGGCGGCACCGCTTCCGGCTGGGTCGGTGAAACCGATCCCCGTCCGGCTACTGATGCGTCTAAACTCGGTCAGATTGAACCGTTCATGGGTGAAATCTACGGAAACCCTCAGGCAACCCAAACGATGCTGGATGATGCCTTCTTCAATGTAGAGGACTGGATCAACAGCGAACTGGCGGTTGAGTTCTCCGAACAGGAAGAAATCGCTTTCACCAGCGGCAACGGTACGAAAAAACCGAAAGGCTTTCTGGCCTACGCCTCCACTCTGGAGGACGATAAAACCCGTGCCTTTGGCACGCTGCAGCACATTCTTTCCGGTGCGGCGGCGGGTGTGACTGCCGATGCGATTATCAAACTGGTCTACACCCTGCGCAAGGTGCACCGCAACGGTGCTAAGTTCATGATGAACAACAACAGCCTGTTTGCCGTTCGCATTCTGAAGGACTCCGAGGGTAACTATCTCTGGCGTCCGGGCCTTGAGCTGGGCCAACCCTCTTCTCTGGCAGGTTATGGTGTTGCTGAGAATGAGCAAATGCCGGATATCGCAGCAGATGCGAAAGCCATTGCGTTCGGTAACTTTAAACGTGGCTATACCATCGTTGATCGTATTGGTACCCGCATCCTCCGCGATCCGTACACCAACAAACCATTTGTTGGTTTCTACACCACCAAACGTACCGGCGGAATGCTTGCCGATTCTCAGGCCATCAAACTGCTGCAGATCGGTGCTGGCGCATAATCTGATGGGGCTTCGGCCCCATTCTTATGGAGGTCATTATGCTGCTGAAAAAAGACCTGAAATGGTCACCTGATGGCATTCAGATCATAAACATTCCCGCCGGTGAATATGAGGCTGGATCACTTCCTGAGCGCGCTCTTGAGGTTGCTGCTCAAATGGGGATTCTTGACGGCACTGAACAACCGGAAACTGAAACAACTGTTAAGCCTAAAGTCGGTAATAAGCGGGGTGAAGGCAAATGAAGCCCTCTGTAAATGAGCTTCGTTACCAGTGCCGTATCGACAGCGATGACGATACAGAGGATGTGATGTTAACTCTCTACCTCAATGCCTCCTTGAAGCACGCTGAAAAAATCACAAATTGCCGTCTTTATGATAACGCTGTTCCAGACGACGACCCTGACGGGTTGGTAATCGAGGACGATATCAAACTGGCCCTGATGCTGTTGGTTTCGCACTGGTATGAAAACCGGGAGCCTGTTAGTAGCGACAGCGTTAATACTATTCCGTTCGGCGTTAAATCAATTCTGGAACAGCATCGAAAAATTCCTGGGACGTAGGGGGACTTATGCAGGCAGGGCGATTACGGCACCGGGTCACCATTCAAAACTTCACAACCTCCAGAACGCCTTCAGGTCAGCCGGTTGAAAAATGGGAAGATGGGAAAACCATCTGGGCCGAGGTTAAGGGTATAAGCGGTCGTGAACTTTTAGCCGCTGGCGCTGAGCGTGCCGATGCCACCATTCGAGTCTGGGTGCGTTTTCGTACAGATATCTCAGCTTCTTCCCGCCTGAAGGTACGCACCGGCCCGTTTAAAGGTGCCGTTCTTAACGTTACCGGACCTCCGGTTCCGGATATCAAAGGTACCCGGCTGGAAATTCTCTGCAAACAGGGGACCGAAAAATTATTGATGTGAATCTGGATTTTTCCGGGTTGCAGGATATTGCCCGCGATCTGCAAACGCTCAGCAAGGCCGAAAATAATAAAGTTCTCCGGGAGTCGACCCGTGCTGGTGCCGAATTGCTCCGCGAGGAGGTGATTGATCGCGCTCCTGAGAAATCCGGAAAACTGAAGAAAAACGTTGTTGTCGTCACCCAGAAAAGTCGCCGTCGCGGTGAAATTTCATCTGGGGTGCATATTCGTGGCGTTAACCCGCGAACGGGGAACAGCGACAACACCATGAAGGCCAGCAACAAGCGGAATGCGTTTTACTGGCGCTTCGTGGAGTTGGGAACATCTACTGCGCCAGCACATCCGTTTGTTCGCCCAGCTTTTGATACCCGCATGGAAGAAGCTACGCAGGTGGCGATGCAGCGGATGAATCAGGCTATCGATGAGGTGTTATCAAAATGACAGAGGATGATCTCTATGACCTGCTGTCGACGCTGGCAGACGGGCGGGTTTATCCGTATGTGGTGCCGCTAGGCAGCGACGGACTTCCTGCAGTTTCCACTCCCTATGTCATTTTCTCGATACCGACTGATGTTGCCGGGGATGTTTTCTGCGGCCAGGCAGAGTCGACACTGCGCATTCAGGTTGATGTATGGGCTGAAACGAATGACGAAGCCAGAGCGTTACGCCTGGACGCCCTGGCTCGCCTGCAGGTACTTTCACCTGTCGAGGTGACAAAAATTCCTGGCTACGACACGACAACCCATCTTCATCGGGCAACCCTCGAAATAACGGTTATTGCCTGACAAAAACCAATCCAATCCGACCGCCACTGGCGGTTTTTTCATTTATGGAGGCTGCGATGTCAGCACTATTTGAACGTGCCCAAAAAACGGTAGTAATGATTACCTCTGTGCCGGTCACCGAGGCAGAGCTGGATACCGCAACCTGGTTAAACCTGAGTTGCACTATCAAACAGGCAAGCTTTACCGCTGGTCAGAAAAACGATATTGACGTGACAACGCTCTGTTCGGATGAAACGGAAAATATCAACGGCCTTCCTGCTCCGTCTGAAATGTCACTTTCCGGTAACTTCTACCGCAACCCGGCGCAGGATGCACTTCGTGCCGCATATGATAACGACGGGGTTTATGGGTTTAAGGTTATTTTCCCGTCTGGTAATGGATTCCTGATGCGCGCTGAGGTACGACAGCACACCTGGGATTCTCAAACCAATGGCGTGGTTGCTGCAACGTTCTCGCTGCGTCTGAAAGGTAAACCCACCAATATTAACGCCCCAGGAGTCCTGTCCTTTACTACTGACCTTCCGGCGTCCCAAACGGTCGCGGCAGGAAGCGCCCTGACCATGGGCGTGGTCGTCCAGGGCGGTACGGCACCTTATACCTACGCCTGGAAAAAGGGCACCTCGACGGTCAGCGGCCAGACCAGCGCAACGTTTACGAAAGCCAGCGCTGTATCCGGTGATGCCGGGGTTTATTCCTGCGTGGTTACTGATGCCGATGGCACTGTGATCACTTCTTCTGATTGCACCGTCACCATCAATTAACGGAGCGCCGGGAGACCGGCGATAAAATTAATGTCAAAACCGTGTCTTAAAGCACTGGCACTGGCACCGATGGCGGGCTTTCGTAAAAAAGAAGTCTCCGTTCCGGAGTGGGATAACGCCAAAGTCATCATTCGTGAGCCATCAGCAGAAGCCTGGATTCGCTGGCAGGGCATTGCCAGCCCGGAACCACCCAAACTACCGGAAGGGCAGGAGCCCCAGGAGGCACCAGAACTGACCCCTTCAGAACGAGCCTTCCGCACGATGCGGGCCGACGTCACGCTTTTCATCGATATTTTGCTGGATACCGACCTGCATCCCGTCTTTACTGTCGATGACACCGAACAGGTTGAAGCGATCTATGGCCCTGTGCATTCCCGGCTGTTGAAGCAGGCACTTGATCTCATTCGTGACGCGGATGATGCTAAAGCAAAGTAAAAATGCCTGGCATGCAGTTCCTGATGGCGCTGGCGCTCCGGATGGGCCGCACGCTGGGCGAACTGCGACAAACAATGACGGTTGGCGAATTCAGGATGTGGGCTGAGTACGACCGTATCAGCCCAATCGGCGATATTCGCGGCGATATCCTCAATGCTCAGCTGGTATCTGCGGTTTACGGAGCGCAGGGCGGTAAAGTCACCATTGAAGATGCTCAGCTTCAGTGGAGCACAGAAGAGATTGAGGTAAACGACGGCGGCGATCCCTTTGCAGGGCTGGAAGCGGCGCTGCTGGCTGCGTCAGCATAGCCAGTAATAATTCGTGTGGATGCCACTCATAACAGGTGTTATGTTGTTTTTTTTGACACACGGAGTGCTTTAAATGACTACTACTGGCTGGATATTATTATTTGTTTTTGCTCGCCTTATTGATCTTGTTATCTGGTATTTCCTGAACAGAGGAAGCGTAAGAGCTAATGATCAGATCGCTATGCTTAAAGAAATCTCTGAAAAGCAAAGTGCTCAAATTGATCTTCTGATTGCACTTGCTCATAAAAAAGAGGAACCAGAAAAAGATTATCTGGAAGAAGCAAGGAAAAAAGCTGGTTTAATTTAATAATATTGAAATCATAAAAAAGCCCCACAATGTGGGGCTTTTTGTTTCTGAGGAAATGAAATGGCAACCCTGCGTGAACTTATCATTAAAGTTTCTGCTAACTCTCAGTCATTCCAGACCGAGATAGCCCGCGCGTCACGTATGGGGGCTGATTATTATAAGACAATGCAGAATGGCGGCAGGCAGGCTGCGGCTTCAGTTCGGGAAACTCGCCGTTCTGTTGCTGAGCTAACTGACCAGATGGAGTCAGCAAAGGCTACCGCACTGGGGTTAACCGGGGCATTTGCTGGTGCTTTTGCTACGGGGCATTTAATAGCCCTGGCTGATGAATGGAATTCAGTAAACGCCCGCCTAAAACAGGCATCTCAATCAACTGATGATTTTACCAGCTCTCAAAAACAGCTGATGGATATCAGTCAGAAAACGGGTACATCTTTTTCTGACAACGCTAATTTATTTTCCCGTTCAGCAGCATCAATGCGGGAATATGGTTACAGCTCCAGCCAGGTGCTGGATATTACTGAGGCTATTTCTACTGGTTTAAAACTTTCTGGCGCGAATGCTCAGGAGTCCAGTTCGGTCATCACTCAGTTTAGCCAGGCTCTGGCGCAGGGCGTGCTGAGAGGTGAAGAATTCAATGCCGTCAACGAGAGCGGTGACAGGGTTATACGGGCGCTTGCGGCAGGGATGGGGGTTGCGCGTAAAGACCTTAAATCTATGGCGGATCAGGGGCAGTTAACCATTGATAAAGTAGTGCCAGCCCTCATCAGCCAGCTTGGTAAGCTACGGAATGAATATGGTGAATTGCCGCAGACTGTTTCATCGTCGGCAACAAAAGTTGAAAACGCTTTTATGCAATGGGTCGGTGGAGCTAATGAAGCTAGTGGCGCGACAAATACCTTAACCGGATTACTTGATGGCGTAGCCAACAATATTGATCAGATCGCCACTGCTGCCGGAGCGCTTGTTGCCGTTGGTGCAGCCCGATATTTGGGAAATATGGCTCTTGGTGCCAGCTCTGCAACGGCCGGGATTATTAATGCTGCAAAAAGTGAAGTAGCTTTAGCTGAAGCCCAGGTCAGAGGGATGCAGGTTTCGACAGCTCGCGCGCGTGCTGCAGTTTATCGTGCTCAGCAGGCACTGGCAGCGGCGCGGGGTACAGACGCGCAGGCCGCTGCAGAAAAACGGCTCTCACTGGCGCAGGAGTCACTTAACCGTAATATTCAGGCCAGAGTATCCGCTCAGACTGCGCTGAACTCGGTTACTGCTGTAGGTTCCCGGCTCATGGGTGGAGCATTAAGCCTCGTTGGCGGTATTCCAGGGCTGGTTTTGCTTGGTGCCGGTGCCTGGTACACGATGTACCAGAATCAGGAACAGGCCAGATTATCCGCTCAGGAATATGCAAACACCATTGATGCAGTCCGTGAAAAGACAAAATCAATGTCCCTGCCCGAAGTTTCTGATAATGAGACCAAAACCCGTCAGGCGCTGGAGGAGCAAAACCGTCTTGTTGATGCACAGGCATCAAAAGTAAAAAGCCTGAAGGAAGAGATCGCGGGCTATCAGTATGTTCTGTCCAACCCCGGGCCGACAACCAGTGGCGGTTTCATGATAAACCACCTTACTTCGGTTGAAACGGTCACCCGTAGTCTGGAAGAAGCGACTTCCGCTCTGGCCGTTGAACAGGAGAGGCTGACTCAGATGCAGGCTAAGTCTGAGTCGATCCAGTCGGTACTGGAAGGGATAGAGAACAGGCGAATAGCATTAATCCGGCAGCAGGCCGCAGAACAGAATTCAGCATATCAATCGTTATTAATGATGAACGGTGAGCATACTGAATTTAACCGTTTGCTGGGTCTCGGAAATAATCTCCTCATGGCCCGGCAGGGGCTGGTAAACGCACCACTACGCTTACCGCAGGTAGACCTCACAACCCAGCAAACGGCTGCACTTGAAAAAAGCCGTCGTGATCTGGCGCTTTCAAAACTCAAAGGTGAGGACAAAGAGCGCGCACGACTGGGTTATGCTGCGGATGACCTGGGGTTAACTAACGACCCACAGTTTCAGACCGGACGGCAGGAGTTGATTAATAACGGCCTGAATGAATGGAGAAACAACCAGGAAAATAAACCCAAGCCAAAAGGAAGGCATGGGAAAACCGAGGCGGAGAAAACCGAAGATACCTATACCCGGCTGATTAAACAGCAACGGGAGCAAATTGCTCTTTCCAGCCAAAACACTGAACTGGCAAAGATGAAATATCAGGTTACTCAGGGGGAATTATCTTCGCTTGAAAAATCCAAAAAGGAAACGTTGCTGCACAATGCGGCGCTTATTGATCAGAAAAATATCGCTGAACAGTTAAAAACATTCCGCGAAGGTCTGGCCGACAGTAATGCTGCCGCCCGGGAAAGGGGGAATATCGATTTCCTCGGCGCGGGACAGGGGGATAAAGCCCGTGACCGAATGACGGAAATGGCGGATATTCGTGCTGATTTTCTCAGGCAGCAGCGTGACTTACAGCGTGATTTCAGTCGTGGGCAGATTTCCGAAGACCTGTATAAAAAGCAAACGGAAGCGCTTAAAACAGCGCTTGCCGAACGCCTGGATATTCAGGAGGAGTATTACAAAAAAACCGATGAACAGCAGTCAGACTGGCGCGCGGGGATCAGCGATTCCCTGATGAACTATGCCGATCAGGCTTCTGATCTGAGTTCAATGGCTGCCACTGCAACCAGCGAGATTCTGGATGCCACCACTAACTCTATCTCCAACAACCTGACAAACGTCCTGACAGGCGCTGCTTCGTTTAAATATGGGATGTCGAATATTTTTTCTTCCCTGGGCGAAACGGTGATTAAGACGCTGATCCAGATGGCAACACAGGCGTTGATCACTAAAGCGATTATGGCGTCATTTGGCGGCGGAGCGGGTGGGTTGTTCGGTAGTCTTTTTGGCGGTGCCAGCGGTGCGGCAAGTAGTGGTACCGCTATTCAAAGCGCGGGAGCTAATTTTTCATTTAACGCTCTCGGAGGCGTTTACGATTCTCCGTCACTTTCTGCCTACAGCAATGGTGTTTACAGCACTCCCCAATATTTTGCGTTTGCGAAAGGTGCGGGTGTATTCGGCGAGGCCGGGCCGGAAGCCATCATGCCGCTTACCCGTGGTGCTGATGGTTCGCTGGGGGTCAAAGCTGTTGGGCGGGAATCGCCGGCGGTACAGAACGCTGCGAGGCAGCAGCAGGAAAGACAACTTCTTTCAACTGGTGACATCAACGTCAATTACCACCTCACTGGTAAACCGGATGATGTGATGATGCAGACATTGGATGCCCACGGCCGCCGCCTGGCTAAACAGATAAAATCTGAACTGACGAGCGACGTAAACAATCCTCAAAATGCCTTCGGTAGAGCTCTTTACTCCAACCTTCAGCCCAAAAAACCACGATAACCTGCCCGGAGGGAATATTCATGGCAGATATTTTCTACCCGGACGAATACCTGCCCATGCCGCTTATGGACGGGTACGGGTTTAAGCCCATATCACCTTTGCTGCGAACGGAGATGACGTCCGGTCGCGCTCAACAACGAAGGCGATATACCTCAACACCCACCCAGGCATCGGTTAAATGGATTTTTAAAACTGATGCTCTGGCGCAGGTGTTTGAGGCGTTTTTCAGGGATGCGCTTAAAGATGGCCAGTCCTGGTTCTATCTGAAACTCCAGACTCCCATCGGGGTAAAGCCCTATAAAGCCAGGTTCGTGGATATTTACGAAGGGCCGACGCTGGTCGCGCCAAAATACTGGCAGTACAGCGCAACGCTGGAATTATGGGAGCGCCCGTTACCGCCTTCTGGCTGGGGGAATTACCCGGAATGGCTGGCGGGCCAGTCGTTACTGGATATTGCGCTAAACAGAGAGTGGCCGAAGCATGACAATTCTTGAGCGGCTATATGCCAGCAGCGGATCGGAGGTTATTCACGATACGCTGCAGATATCGGCAGGAGATGATAACTACTGGCTAACCAGTGGCTGGGATGACGTTTCAGTGACGCTGGAAAATGGTCAGCCGGTGACGTTTGATGCCAGCGCGATAGATATCGCCTTACCAGCCAGGAACGCCGACGGGACACAGGATTTAAAGTTTGCTATCAGCAATATTGACGGAAGGGTTTCTGAGGCGATCGATAAAATTCTGGATGAAATGAAATCAGCCACGCTGACATTCCGGCGGTACATTTCATCCGATCTGTCTGCTCCGGCATCATCACCGTATACGCTCGATATCAAATCCGGCTCCTGGACCCCGACAGCAGTTCAGGTCACGGCAGGCTATATGAATGTCCTCAAAACAGCCTGGCCCCGTAAACGTTACAACCTCGCCGAGCATCCGGGCTTACGTTACTAATCTGAGGCAAATATGTTGAACCCTGATAAATACCGTTCTGTTAAATGGCAGAAGGGCGGTAGAGCCTACCCGCTACTCGACTGCTTCGGCATTGTGAATGAAATACGCAGCGACCTGGGGCTACCTGAATGGCCGGATTTTGCAGGTGTGACCAAAGACGGCGGGGGCCTCGACCGGGAAGCGAGAAAGCTGATGCTTTCGCTGAAACGTTGTGAACCCTGTGAAGGTGCCGGAGTGGCTTGCTATTCGGGCTCAACAGTTTCCCATGTCGGGATCGTTGTAATGCTCGATAACCAGCTGCAGGTCGCGGAATGCAATCCAGGCTCGGGGGTTACGTTTCTGCCACTGTCGCGATTTATCCGCCGCTTTAACCGCGTGGAGTTCTGGCAATGACGATAAAGTTTTACCCGTCCCGGCTTCCGGGTGAACCCCTTGAAACGCACGAGCATGGTGTGCTGACGCTGCATGAGTGGATGAGCAGAAATGTCCCGAGCTATTCACAGGATAAAACTCATCCTGTCGTGATCGAGCTGAACGGCCAGGCAGTCCCCCCGGCGGAATGGCCGTTATGTTTGTTGCGGCCAGACAGCGACGTGCGGATATATCCCATTCCGTATGGCACGGGTCTTGAAATTGCCGCGTGGGTTTCGGTGGCCGTATCCATTGCGTCTACGGCCTATGCATTATTCTTTGCCCCTAAACCAGAGCTGGGCGGCTTTTCATCCAGTAACGCTTCATCGCTGGATCTGAATCCGGCTAAAGCCAACACAGCGAAGCTTGGCGATCCCGTTAGGGAGGCTTTCGGGCGAAACCGGATCTACCCGGATTACCTGGTACAGCCGGTAACGCGATTCGACCCCGCTGATCCAACCAGAATGACGGTCGAAATGTTTGTCTGCCTTGGATATGGGCGTTTCTCCTATACCGGTGGGGATTTTCGGGTAGGAGAAACTCCGGCGCTGACCTTAGGCGAGGGCTTTTCATATAAAAGCTATGGGCCTGGCGATAATGTGGCCGGGGATCGTCGCAGTGAGATATGGTTCAACTCAACGGAAGTTGGGGGAACGTCGAGCGGCAGCGGCCTCGATATGGCTCAGACTGCCCCTGAAGCCAGTGATATTGTTGCTGATGCCATGACCGTCAGCGGTGCCTCTGTCTCGTTTTCTGGCCTCGATGTCGATGATGATAATGATGAAGACGAGGATGAGAACAAACTTCCTCCTGGCTGGATCGCCGGTGCAATTGTCACCCTGAAAGCGCCAGTGAATTATCAGGTATCCATCGAGGGCGGTTTTAACGTGCTGACAGGCGACGTCGTGTCAGAGATTGCGCCATTCAGCGGAATGCCTGTCACCCTAACGTTTAACGGTACTGACTATGATCTGCAGATCTCCACGTATATCCGTCACCAGGACGCCGTTCCGGGAACAGGGGGAGCGACTGCGGTATTACGCGCCAGTGCGTCGCCGTCAACGTATGACTTTACGACAACCAGCCAGACCTTTGCTCTGACCTGGCAGGGTATCACCTATACCATATCTCTGGTCGCCAACTACGGCACAATGTCTGGCTTGCTCGCAGCGATTAACGGCGGGTTGAATGGTTCGGGGCTCATTGCTCAGGATGATGGCGGCGTGATACGTATCGTGGAGATCTCCAGCCCCTGGCGTGGCGGTTCCATTACGTCATCATTCCTGCCTGCGTCAGTATTTGGCGACAGCCCGGTATTTACAGCTGGTACAGCATCCAGCGGCGGAAGCCCTGCGGTAACAGCCAGCGTGACGCTGGCATACGATTCTGGCACTGCCTTTTCCGGATTGCCGGAAGGCACCCAGCGGATTTCTCTGGCGCACCGTGGCAACGAATACCAGATAGCGTCAACTGATGGCCCCTCTGCGACCGTACAGCGTATGGTTAACGGTGTCGTTGACAGCACCTGGTCAGGCTTTATGACCAGAACCGTCGTGGATTTTGCCGCGTCTGGTATTAACGATAATGAAACCTGGCTCGGCCCCTTTCTGGCTTGCCCGCAAAATGAAGTTGTGGACGCCTTCGAGGTCAACTTTGCTTTCCCAAACGGAATTTGCGGGTTCCAGAACAACGGGAATAAGCGGGTCCGCCATGTCGAGTATGAAATCCAGTATCGCGTTTATGGTTCCGGATCAGGGTGGACGAGTAAGCCAGGGGTTTACGCGCTTAAAAACGTTAATGGCCTCGGTTTTACAGAGCGTTTTGATCTGTCCTCTCCCGGGCTGGTGGAGGTTAGATGCCGCCGCCGTAACGAGCAGGGGAGCAACAACGCGAGAGACAACATGTTCTGGCAGGCGCTCAGAGGTCGTTTACTTTCCCGTCCAACCTCCTACGCAGGGATATCAACAATAGGGATCACGGTTGAAACCGGCGGCCAGCTGGCGGCGCAGTCAGACAAGCGTGTGAGTGTTGTCGCCACGCGAAACTATGATGGCGGTGGTGACAGGACAATCAGCGGTGCGTTCCTGCATCTTGCCCGCAGTCTGGGATATCGCGACGACCAGATCGACATTGCGGCACTCAGTACGCTGGAGGAGACCTACTGGACGCCAAGGGGAGAATATTTTGATCACCAGGCAAGCAGTGACAGCACGTCAGCAAAGGATATTTTCGACAAAATTGCAGAGGCTGGCATGGGGTATTTTCTGCTGTCTGACGGGTTGCTTTCTGTCGGAAGAGAGGGCGTCAAAAGCTGGACAGGGATCATTACTCCTCAGGATACCGTCGAGGAAATGCAGACGTCATTCAGGGTCCCGTCGGAGGATGATTTTGATGGCGTGGATGTGAAATATATCAACCCTGTGACCTGGGCGGAGGAAACCGTACAGTGCCGGACGCCGGAAAATCCTTTTCCGCGCAAAACGGAGGCATACACCATTGATGTTGCCATGACTGCAGATCGCGCCTGGCGTATCGGGATGCGTCGGTTAATGAAATATCTCCACCAACGCCGAACGTATACGGCTACGACTTCAATGCTGGGATGGTGTCATGACTTCGGTGATCACATCATTTTGTCCGACGACATTCCAACCGGGAAAACCCAAAGTTGCTTGATTGACGCGATGATTTACGACTTCCAGGAAATTACGCTGCACGTCACGGAGCCACTGGACTGGAGCTACGCGAATCCTCGCTGCTGGATACAGTTTCAGGACGGTCGACCATCATCGCGAATGCTCACGCCGCAACGGGTAGATGATTTCACGCTGACGGTGCCGTACAACGACGACCTGCATCCCGGCGACTGGATTATGGACGACCCAGATATTGATCTGCCGAAGTTATTGTTCTGCGACAGTGAAAAGGGTGCGCGGCATGGGATAGTCCAGGAGGTTGCCCCATCGGGTGACAGCAACTGTCAGATTACTGCACCTGAATATAAAGAAATTTTCTACCAGTACGACGACGCCACATACCCCGGCGACGTCGCCTAAAACCACAAATTCCCCTAATTAACTCTTTTCGCTCAAACCCGTTTGAGCGAACGCCTTTTTTGGAGCAAAAACATGGCCGAACTTAACCCGCCTTTGGGAACGACGACGCCTGAAATATTCCTGGATAACGTCAAGCGCGCTGACGAACTGGTTAACGGTCCGGCCGGAACGGTTGACGACCGCGGCGGTGAACCGCTCGATACCTGGCGCCAGATGATGGCGAAAAACGATGAGGTCAGACAGAACCTTATCCCGCTCAGTAAGCAGTACGCGACGCTGGCGGCGGCGCAGGCGGACATCGCGAATATTCCAGAAAGCAGCAGCACCTATGTGCGTAGCCCGGACAGCAGCGCGCTGGCTGACGAGTACATGAATGTGGCTGGGACGCTGACA